CTACGTTAAAAAGACGGAGAGTATACATCTTATATCATTCCATTTCTTTATGTTGTGAGTCAATTAATTACAATATCCCTTTGTTTAAAAATAAAGAAATGGTAGAATCTGTATGTAATAAAATAAATATAATTTACAAAGAAATAAAAAAGAATGAAGAATCTACAAACACAGATTATTTATTTAACACAAATTCTGAGAAATCAAACACAGAAAAAACTATAGAAAGACTTAATGCATTTAATAATATGGATAACTTTATCTAGAATATTTACTTTATCTAGAATATTTACTTTTCCCTATTTTAACAAATGAATCAATCAAAAATATAACAAATATTCCTAAAAAACAATATAATATAAGTTCTTCTGTAATTGTATGCGTCTTTTCGTCTTTTTGTTCTTCCAATAAATTTATCATATAATTAAGTTTTTTTGTTAATAGTTCGTTTTCGTTGTTATTATCATAATGTGAAAAAGGGTGCGATACATTGGTATTATATTGTTTAGGAAAATCATTATTAAAACTCACATAATTACTAGAATCAGGGATTATATCGTCTCCATCTCCCTCAATATTAGGTCCTTTGGTAATTTCGGCTTTAGGTGGAGGATTAAAATCCGCTATTTCAGATTCCGAATCTGAATCTGAATCTGAATCTGAATTATCATTTAATAACTTTCTAAATTTATGTTTATCAATTTTTTTTGCGTTATTTTTCATTGTCTTAGTCTTGCTGTTTTTATTTTGAGTAATAGTTGTATCAATAGGAGAAGCCCAATCGGACAAAGAGTTAGTCATTCTTATTATAAAATAGATATTAAATTTTATAAAACATACTGAAAAATAATATATTAATATATAAATGAAAGTAAATAAAAATATATTAATGTTAGTAATGTTAGTTCTTATTATGATGTTGGAACCTATACCATTTGAACACTTATATAACACCTTTCCAGGTAGAGCATTTATATTATCAATGGTTGTATTTTTCACAATAAACCATACCATACTAGGATTGCTGGCTACTATAATTTTATTAGCATCTTTGCAAGTGTATGTTGGTAGTGACAGACAAGGATTTACAAATAATGATCCTAAAACCTTAATAGTGACAGGTAAAGATAGAGTTACGATTGAAAATCAAATAAGACCCAAAAATATATGTAATATAAATATACCTAAAATACATAGTAAAGTTAATTTACCTTTTAATACGGATACGCGATCGCTTATGGAATTTTAATTTTTTCTCAATTAAGTTTAATGATAAAGGAATTGAAGAAAAAATTAAAAAAAATTAATGATAAATTAATTTTATTAAATAGTAGTAAGTTTTTGGCGGGTATAGCAATGATTATGTTAAATATAGGTTCTAAATATGTACCTTTAAGGTTTAGTAAAAATCAGGAGTCATATTTAAAGAATGGCGTAGCACGACAAATGTTAATATTTTCAATAGCTTGGATAGGTTCTAAAGATATTATTATTTCATTATTATTGACTGCTGCGTTCACTTTGTTAGCAGGAGTTGCATTAAATGAAGATAGTAAATATTGTATGTTACCTTATAAATGGCAACATTTATATGAATTAATAGATACTAATAATGATGGTGAATTATCGGTTGAAGAACTTGAAAAAGCGATTAATGTTTTAAATAAAACAAAAAAATTAAAATCCGATGATTTAAAATCAAATAATAGTAGTAAATTTTATTACTAACAAATAATCTAACTATAATATAATTATGAGTAATAATACAACACCAAAAATATCTGAAAAAAATCCATTAATGAGACTATTTGAAGAAAATAAACCCACTATTAAATCGCCTGGTAATAATCTTAATTATTTAAAAATATATTTATATAAGAATGGTGCGTTATTAAAAGAATTTGAACCAAGCATGATAAATCCGAAATATAATAAAACTATTATATTTCCATCAGACTTTATATTAGATAGCAAAGAAATAAACAAAATATTGTTTAATAAAAACGTATTTAAAGAAGGTGACGATGAACAAGATTATGATATTTTATATGGTAATTTAGATGCCAATAAAATAAATAAATTACGTATTTCTGCAAATAACCCTACGAAAGAAACTATAGACAAAAACATAACAAAGAATATAAATTTAATATACAAAGCATTTATTGAAGATAAAATTATAAATTTGGAAGGAACGGACTATCAAATGACACGTGAATCTAAAATTACCAGTAAATATAATAAAATATTGTATCAAAAATTAAAAAATGATAAAGAAATGAACTCATCAAAATACATGTATAACTATTCAAGAAGTAATTTTAATAATATGAATTATTTTTTCGATAATAGTAATGGTAAGGGTAACGAATTTACCTTTCACTTTAATGGAAAGACGCCAATGGAGTCGGAACAATTAAAAGGTAACAATGATGAAATTATAACAGCGTTATTACAATCGGGTGGACTCATATTTCATCTAGCTGTAGATGTAGAATTGACCAATAAAATTAAGAGAAAGAGTGATTTAAGACGTGTTATATCCCCATTTGATTCTTGTAAAACTAAGAGACGAGCCATCTTAGAATTATTAGATTATAAATTAAATATATTTGAAACTGATGTATTAAGATTGAATAAAATTTCACAAGATAAAATAAAAAAGAAAGAACAACCATTAAATTTATTTTCTAAAGCTCTATCTGGTAATAAGTCATCTGCTAAGTCATCTGCTAAGTCAAATGCGAAACCAGATGCGAAGCCGAATGCGAAGCCGAATGTGAAACCGAATGTGAAACCGAATGCGAAGCCGAATGTGAAACCGAATGTGAAATCGAATGTGAAACCGAATGTGAAACCGATTGGAGGTAAAAAAAAACGTACGAAAGGTAAAAGACGACGTACGACGAAAGGTAAAAGACGACGTACGACGAAAAGTAAAAGACGACGTACGAGAGGTCTAAAATCTAAACCTCGGAAATATATAAAAACAAAAAAAATAAAAAGACGTTATATATAATGGATTTTTCGTATATTATAGGTATAATGTCAGTTATTATCTTTTTTTATAGATTGTTTTATTTATTAATCCCTATGTTATTAAAAGGTATTAAAGAAAAAGATAATAAATCCATATTTAACTCATTTACAATGTTGGTTTAATGTCTAAATTAATTAATGCACAAATTTCTAATGGATTTTTTACATTAATATTAAAATTCTTATGTAAATAAGAAATAGCAATTTTTTCTAGATAGGTGTCTTTTTTTATAATAAATCTACAATAGTTATCAAATGATTTAAGATTAGAAGGCATTATTAATAATTAGTTTATTTTATTTATATTTTTTTCAACAAACTCTTTTATTTTTTCTTTTGGTATTTCGTCAAAACTAATTAATTTTTTATTTTTCTCATATTTTTCTAACGCACATTCTTTATTGAGTTTCTCTTGAAAATACGCATCGTCTTCCCAGCATTTATCAGCTGTTTTTTGACCACATTTTTTAAATATTCCTTCTATATTATCACTTTTGTCCCCCATTAATATTTTACAAAATAAATATTTTTCTGGATCACCACAATAATGTTTGCTTTCTTTTAATTCTTTATATTTTAATGTATAAATAAACAAATTAGGTCTTAGTAATTGTAGATAATCGGTATCACTTGTTATGATGTATAATGTTGCGTCAAGTTTTAATTTAAATATACACTTACTTGCGATGGCTATACAGTCATCTGCTTCTAAATTGTCGCAATAAATCATAGCATTTGGTAATATATTTGGAATTAATTCTTCGTATGCGAGTTTAAAGAACGGACCTCCCATAAATGTGCTGTCGTATACACGATTAGCTTTGTATGTTTTTTCATTATTCATTCGCCAAATATCGCTACGCGAACAATCTTTTGCAAATATAATTTTGCAAGTATCAGGTTTAAGTTTAAGTTTTTTAGGAATTTCTTTAATCTTATCTTTAAATGTAGATTTAAATTTTTCTACGAACAATTCATTTTCGTATGGAATACCTAATTCTTCGTCGGGATGCGCGTTTTTCCACCATGCTATTAATGCGTAATATCTATAAAAACAATAATAACTACCGTCTATTAAAATATAGTTCATTCTTTTAATTAACAATGTTATGTTTATTTGTTTTAATCAATTTTATATAAAATTGATTAAAAGTATGAATGTAAACAAATCAGTTTAAATGGATTGAATTGTCTACACCTTTTTACAATTAAAACGTAGATTTAATAAATGAAACTTACACAAAATTACAAGAAACGCGTTATAAAATGTAATCGGTCGGTATTAATTAGTTAATAAATAAAAAAGGTTTTATAGAACGTTCAAATATGACGTTTAATGTTTAATATTTGGATGGGGGCGGGCATATGTATGTGTATACACATCTTTGTTTTTTTCTTTTTGTTTTATCGCATTTATATTTATATAGGCACGTTTTTGTACGCGTTTTTTTGCTAGAAGCAGCAGTTTTTTTGCGTTTACCACCAAAAAATCTATATTTAGTTTTTTTATTCTTAGATACTGGCATTATAATATATATATATTATAATATTAATTTTTATAATATCGTTCACATACACTAACTTTGTTATATTGCCAGTTAGTTTTGCAATATGGACATTCAGGTGCATTATTTGTAGTATTTTGATGAGCAACATGTTTGTCTAAACACTCTTTGCTACAATATGTGGCATGACCACAACTTAGTCGGATAGTCGCAGGTTCGAAACAAATTACACAATGATTTTCTTCTTCTTTTATTAATTCCTCCACAATATTTTCTTCTTCTTTTAACCCCTCTACAATATTTTCTTCTACCTCATCTACGACATATTCTTCTATTTGGTCATTTGAAGGTGAAATATTTGATATGAATTGGATTTTATTGTTACAAGATTTATCACCACAACTAATATACACGGTTTCTTTTGAATTCCATGAGATGATGTTAACATCATCTTTTGATGTAATCAATGTATTCATAGGATTAGTTTTAGTAACCCGCGTTTCAACCATAGACCAGGCGTCCAATAGATTATAAACGTATCCTTCATCGGACCTAACCCTTGTAATGATACAATTAACTCTTGATACACTTAAGTCACAAGGATTGCGATATTTAATGACAATATCAACTGGATATTCAGGGCAACCACGTCCAATTGATATTGTATTTTGATTAAATTCGTATGTTCTTCCTTCAAAGTTAATATATGTTTTCTCGTCTAATGTTTCATCAATATTACTGATGTATGGTAGAACGAAATAATTGTAGAAATATTCTTGTCGGTCTTTAACAGTTTTAGACCTATTACAAAGAAGAAGTAGATAACATTCGCGCATATCACGACCAGTTGAACTATCAATTATACTAGAACTCACAGCAGTAGATTGATAATTTGCACGTAAACTAACCGTTCGTGCGGTCTTATGAGTTTTAATAAACAGAATAATATTATCTGCATCTTTTTTTTGAAATGTATCGTTAATTAATTCAGTAAAATCATCATCTAAATCTGTTTCATTAACATCGGTCATAGAGAGAAATCCCAATTCATCACAACACATTGGAATACAATGACCAAGTCCAAATTCTGTCAATCGTTGTTTTAATTCATCATCCATTATATTTGTTATCATATTGAATTACGATTTTAATATATTTCAATTTATAATAGAAATGAATATATTAATGTTTTTTTATAAAATATGTCGAATCCAAAAATATGATATAGAACAACCCAATTACGAATTAGATTGTTCTATGTATAATGGTGTATATAGAAATACCCCCGAAGAATGGAATAAACAACAAAAACATTATCCGAAGACATTTTCATCCGTATATTTAATATATAAAAATCCATCTTCACTTCTATAGTGTGTGTCTAATTCGCCAATTGTCATCATAGAGTTTGCTATAATATTATCTATAAATAAAAATAATCCTTTATTGCTTGTTAAATCAAGTTTTTTTTTTATAATAAACAACATTTGAATACTAGTTAATTTTTTTGGAACGATAAACTTTTTTTTCTTTAAGGAATTAATAGTAGAATGGGGTATTTTATCGCAGACAACCGGTATTCTATCTGGGTATTTATTTCTTATTCTTTGCGATTCTTCCATTCTTTCAATCAATGGTTTATTTATAGTTAAATTATCATTATAACATGTATTCAATATAGCATTATTAAGCACGTTGTTTATTCTTAACATTATATAATTACGAGATTATATAATTACGAGATTATATAATTATGAGATAACACATTTATAACCGGTTTGAGTGAGTGAGTTCCACTCATTATACAACTTATTAATATCCCATCTTTCAGCAACATCTTTATTTATGCAATTATTAATAATGGTTCTAATTTCTTTATTATTAATTTTTCTTGTGGAAAACATAGAATCGTCTGTATTAAAGTAGCTTTCTATGTCTTTTTTAGAATAACTATTAAATGGATTTTCATTAGTAATTATAAAATATATAATTAAACCTAAACTATAAATATCTACTTTTAAATTGTATGGACGGTTAAAAAAAACCTCTGGTGCCATGTATCTTAATGTACCTGTTTGCGGGGTCATTAAATAGTTATCGTTATTACAATCACCTTCGCCATCGCCATCACCATCAGTTATATAATGTTTACTTAATCCAAAGTCAGAAAGTTTAATATTATTATTATTATCAATAAGTATATTTTCAGGTTTAAGATCGCGATAAATAATTGGCGGATTACAATTATGTAAAAATTTGAATAATGCAATAAGTTGATTTATTAAAACATATTTTTTATTTAAATTAAGTTTACCAATACATTGTTTCAAATTATGACCATTAATTTTTTCCATTATAATGTAAATTTCTTCTTTGGATTCATCGAACGATGCTCCCATAAACTGAACTAAATTTGGATGACGTATAGTACTCCATACTTCTATTTCACGTAAAAATTCCGCCAAGTTAGTTATTTTATTATAACGAGGTTTTTTAATTGCTACATTCCCACCACGCCATACACAATCGTGTACGGTTGAGAAAGAGCCATTTGCAAATGGGAGGTTATTGATTTCTAATTCGCTTGGCGAAATTAACCAATATCCTGACGCACCATCTTCTCTAATTTTCTGAATTAAATTTACTAATGAATTTTTCTCCTCTCGTGAAAGTTGCCCAAAACTTGGATGCTTATTTAATGATAAAAATAAAAAATCATCTTCATTTGTATTATCGGTAATCATTATTTATATTAGTAATTATTAATTTAAATTATTTATAATGATAAACTTACTGTATTCTTGTCAGATTTTTTCCTTCGGTTAGAAGTAGATTTTTGAGGCATTTTAATATTGTCATTCATCTCTTTTAATTCAGATAAACTCACCGTACTACCTTCATCGTTGTTATGATTTTTAATATTAACAGTTTTTGTTTTGATACCACCTAGAATATTAGAAATATCGGATGGTCCCTTCATTTCAGACCTAGATTCGCTGATGTCATTTCTCATTGAACGTTCTGGTGTTTCGCGTACACTAGAATTTTGTCTGTTTACAGGAGTAATGTGTTGAAATGGATTTACTTTTTCGGGCATGGGTTCTTCTTGTATTACATCATTCATAAAATTTGAGAATCCTGGTTTACTGTCACCCATAGAATTGACTGCGGCTTGTGTGAATTGTTGCATTAATTCAGGATTTTGTCTCATAATGTCGTCCATGCCTGGCATAGCAGACTTAAACATTGTATTACTCATATGTAACATCATCGCTCCACCACCTAACTGAAATAAAAGTTTCACTTCAGGTGCCATTTTAGCCTTTGATTTATATTTTTCATGAAGTTCGCTGAATATTTCATCATAATCGTCAATTCCTTCATTTATTTGTTCCGCCCATCCATCAAGTTTTAGCTCAAATGGATCAAATCTATTATTTAAAAACTCTAGGCCAGTAATCATTGCCATTAACATCTTGCCTTGAAACTTGACACTATTAGATTTCTGTTTTTCATTTATAATATTTTCATATTCACCTTGCATTTCAGCTAATGATGATTCCATAGTATATTTCTTGGTTAGCTGAACCCCTTTATTTTCTAAATCCTCTAGCTTTCTTAAATACTTGAATTTCTGATGTAACAATTCTTCTTTACTCATCTCATTTTTTTTTTGGGTATTCGCGTCCGGATTTATAGGCACATCGTTAAATTTGCCGAACCCGTCCCATGTTTTTGTGTCTTTATTCATATTGTTTGACATTGATCTTCCTACGCTACTTTTAAGATTATTGTCTCCTACATCATCACGAGCATTTTGCTCTAATTTATTAGTATTTAAATCAAATGATACAGATGACGATAAACCAATATCCGCATTCCCGATCCCGATTGAATCTGATAAATTATTAAGTTCACTTTCTAAGTCGTTAAGTTCATTAATATTTATATCACTACTCATGGAATCATTCTTTGAGATTTTTTTTTCATTCATTAGTAATTCAACTCCTGGACCCATATTCGTAATGGGTATTTCTTCCAAATCTATTCTAATAGAATCGTTATTGTCGTTTAATCCAATATTTATTATTTCTGGTCTATCCATTATGAATTAATAATAACATATAATTTTAAGTTCTACGCATTTATTAATTACTATGTTTTATAAAATATAAAACTTGTAACAACGTATCTGCCATATCGTCTTTTTTTGTGTTTTTGTCAAATTTGTCTAACCAATTATTATTATCTTTCTCTAAAATATCCTTTACTAACTCAATACTTAATTTCTTTCTCTCAGAATATGTACTTTTTTTATGTTCCGTATAATCTTTTAATTTATTTGCTGAGCACAAATAATGTATATCATTTATGTTATTATTTATAAAATATTGAGTAATCATGCCTTGTAATGATTTCATTCTGGTAGCAATTGGACTAATTTGATTTTCTATAACAACTTTTTCTATTTTATAATCCTTAAAAATAATATCATATTCTTCTTTAATCCTAATACCTAATTTTACAAGCGATATTTCAGAAGTTAAATTACTTTCAATCGGTTTAACACATTTTGTATTTAAGAATCGTTCAATATCATTTATTAAAGTTTTTTTTGTGGTCTTTACATTTTCTGTTAAAGAAATGTTATGTAACTCTATTGAGTTGTTTAACTCTTTAAGTGTACTATTTTTATATTTTAATAGTGATTTATTTGGAATAATCATATTAGATGACTTTATATGTTTCATACAGTATTTGCACTTATTATCATCATAATATTTTGCTATACCATTACATTTAATATTATTGCATATAGGTAATAATCCATCCGTTAGATTAATTGTATCCCACAAAACAATTTCATAACTAGTATTGGTTGTTTTTACTAAACAATGTGCTAAATTTTTGATTCCTACATCGATAGATAAAATATACATTTATGTTATCTATCTATAATTTATTAAGTGAATTTAAAGTTATAAACGGTGTTATTTTTTTCTCATTAAGATTAACTCTTGAAAGATATATATTTTTTAAGTCGCTATTGCTGTATCCATAAGGTGTCATGTCTTTATTTTTAGATGTGTACAAAAATGGTACATTGTTGGTTGAATTGTTAGATCTATTAATGGTATAATTGGAGCAAGTTTTCATTGCGTTATTCATATTTTCTTTCATTACTCTTTGTGAATTATTTGAAAGATACTGTTGATAATCAGCATTATTTTTTATATTGTGTTTTTTTTTTATTTTTTCATTTATAATAGCACCCAATCTCCAATCAGTAAAATGTCTTCCATCCGACATTAAAGCCGGATAATCAGAATGTATATTATTAGAACCTGAATAACATGTAGCCCAACTCATTTATATTTACTTATGAGAAAACAATTATTCTTTATTTTCATTTAAATAAATAACAAGTTCATCTTTTGTTTTTCCGGAAACTTTTCCACCTTTTCCACTAACTAACTTTTTTAGTTCTTTTACGTTTAATAAATTATAATCTTCTTCTTCTTTTTCTTTTTCTTTAAATACACCTGGTTCAGGTGTATTCTTGAAGCCGTCGGCATGAGATTGTGCCGTGATATTGTCATCTATAGAGTCATACGATTGAAATGCCATTCCTAAAACAGGGTTAACATCTGGATTATTTTGTAATAATTTAACCTCATCCAATAATGATTCTTTTTCTATATCTTGTGTTAGCTGCGTGTAATCAACCTTATTGTTTAAAATTTCTTCTACGACCACTTTATCATCATCATCATCATCATCATCATCATCATCATCATCATCATCATCATCATCATCATATTTGTCATTTTTTTTGACATCGTCCTTGTTATTTTTCAAAAGGATGTCAGTTGTCATACTGAATTGTTTATAACTTTCGTCGTCATCATCCGAATCCTCATCGTCAGATACAACGGTCTTTTCTAATTTAACCCCAGTAGGTGTTACTCGCGTTGTTGTGTTGTGCGTGTTTATAGATTTTATGGTTTCTTCCATAATGGTTGAAAGAGACGTAATCTTTTTATCCATATCAGAAAGTTTATTCTTAACAATGTAAATAATTACTGAAAATATTAAAAATATTATGCCTAAATTGAGTAGTGAAGAACCAAGTAAAGCTATCATTATAAAAATATAGGAATAAAAAAAATATTATTTAACCGCACTTACTTAAATGTTTTAGCTTTGTTTATCAAGTTTTTAGGATATTGCATTTGTTTTAATACCTCTAAACCTCCCTTAGTTTTAGAAATACCCTCTGTAATTTTATAATTATAACATAATTTATTATTTTTCAATTCAGTTTCCATATGGAAATTTTTAATATTTTTATTTGAATCTAATTTCTCGCAAACGTCAATAAAGTGCGTTGTTAAAATAAATTTGACATTATTATTTTTGGTTAAATAATCTATGAATGCATATGCACTTGCGGAAGCTTCGTCGGGATTTGTACCAGAATACAATTCATCAAATAAACAGAAATGTGTACATTCCGGATCACTATTTACATTTTCAATAATATTTTTACATCGCCTTGCTTCAGCTTGAAATAAACTGTCTCTACTAGAGGTATCAGGTATGTTAATATAACAATACAAATACTTAAAAGGGTTAATAGATGCACTCTTATAAAATCCTACACCTATTTGCTGTGAAAATATTATGTTTAATAACACTGTTTTAATAATCGTAGTTTTTCCAGCGGCATTTGGACCGGTAATAAGATAATTTTTATCAATAGTTATATCATTTTTAACTACATCCGGGTTATTATGTAAAGATGGATACAATATATCATTGAACTTTAATTTATTATTAGTAAACTTACAGAAATTAACATTCTTATTTTTCAACAGTTTTTTCAATTCACATACATTACTAACATACCCATTAAATCCAAGACTAAATAATAAAGAAGATTTTAATGAATCATCATAGCGTGTGCGATGAAATTCTCTCATTAAACGTCCGATTTGATTTATATTTTTATAAAAAGATAGATTGTATTGTATGTCAACCAATTTGTTTAATCTATCATAATGAGATTCCAATAATTTTTTGTTTTTAATGACATCTTTATTAAAACTTTTATATGAAGACAAGTTTTCTGAACACGTTAAATAATGGTCCATGTTTTTAATAGTATTTTTAATGTATGTTTTAGTTTCATCAAAAAATGTATGTATTTCGTTTTGATTTTTATAAAATTTTCTACAAGACATACAATTTTGATACATTTGAAAGCAATAGAATGCTAAACTAAAAATTAGATAAAATTTTTTATTTAATCCAACCTTATTAAAGTTTTTAAAAAAGTTGCCTATAGCATGTTTTCCCATAATTTCACTTATTGTTCTTTTATATTCTTTTATATTTACAGGTATACCCTTTAATTTTAATATAATAAAAGGTATAATGAGTATTATAATAGGTGATAATAATGCTATGACAGGAGAAGTAATATTGTATATTGAAAGATAACATAAAAATTTAGCATTTGTGTTAAAAGATTGTAAATACTTAAAGTCTACAAAATGATATTTAGTTAAAAAATCATTATCATTCATAATAACAAACCATTCTTTAGAGAATTTTTCATTATTGTTTATCTCATTATTAAATTCTATTTTTTTATATAAATTCTTAGAATCTTTCAAGAAATTAATATCATCGGTATAATATTTTGACCATTGATTGCATATTTGTTTTGATATAGCATCGGTTGGGTTAAATAATTCATGATACATCGGTTTACAATCTTCATTATGAACTTCGGTTAATTCTAAATCACGTACAATATTTTTATCTAACATTTCTTTTTTATTTAAATATGATATTGGTAAATTAAAATGATCATTAATTATAGTTTCATCATACATTAATAATAAATTTTATTTAAAAATAAGAAATTTAACTTAATGAGGTATTAACTTGGAATTCTTTTATTTCTGTATTATAGTATTGTTCTATTTCTTTTATTTTTGGAACATCAAATTTGGTTATAAAATTTATACCTGTACCTTTTCTTCCCCATCTACCTGAACGTCCAATTCTATGCAGATATGTTCGGGGACATTTCGGTATATCAAAATTTATAACAGTGCTAACTTGTTGAACGTCAATTCCTCTTGCTGTAACATTTGAAGAGATAAGAACGCGATATTTACCATCAATGAAATCTTTATAACCATTTGTTCTGTCTTCTTTTGACATATTTCCATGAATTCTACATACAGGGAAAGTATCGGCTATAAGAGCTTTATATAGATCTTCTACACGATTAGTGCTATTACAATAAATTATACATTGCGATACAGATATTAACGCGTATAAATCCTTTAATGCCTCAAATTTGGATTGTTCGTCATCAAAAGCTATATAATACTGTCCTATTCCCTCAAGAGTCAACATTTCAGTTTTAACAAGTATTTTAATAGGATCTCGCATAAATTTTTTAGTCATAGTTTCTATTTCATTAGGCATTGTTGCGCTAAATAAACATATCTGTATATCGTTATTTAAAAATTGAAATATCTCATATACTTGCTCCTTAAATCCAATTGATAACATTTCATCTGCCTCATCTAATATCATTAGTTTTATATTCTTATAATCTAAATGATTTCTACGCATTAGGTCGTATACTCTCCCCGTGCACCCTATAACTACATGTGGCCTATTATTTTTTAAATCACTGATATCTTTTTCAAGATAAGTCCCACCAATGAATAAACTAACATTAATTCCCATTTTTTTTGAAAGACTGCTAATAACATTATAACTTTGAATAGCTAATTCTCTCGTAGGCGATAAAAGCAATATTTGGGTTGTATTATCGACTACATTTATGCGTTGTAATGCACCAATAGAAAATGCACCTGTTTTTCCTGTTCCTGATTGTGCTTGTGCTATAATATCTTTACCATTAATTATTGAAATTATGGATTTTTGTTGTATAGGACTAGGTTTAGAAAATCCATGAGAGTAAATACCTCTTAATAAATTTTCGTTTAAATTTAAATTAGAATCCTCCCATGTTTCAAATGTTTCGTAATTTTTTTTATCGGTTATATCGTCGTCTTGTGTTGTAGTTTCTAATAATGAACTCATGTAATTAATAATTATTTAATATGTTTAAGTATGTATATATTTAATAATAAATTGATATAAAAATTATAATATTAAAAGTATAATTATAGTATGGCAACAAAAGTATACACATTAGATGAAATTAATAAAATTAGTATTGATAATATTACATTACCTAATGAAACACATGTAATGATTGACATACTTTCAAACACCGTAGGTGCCAATACATATTCAAAAACACCTGTGTTTGTTAAAAAAAAAGAAATTAAAAGAAAAGAACCAATTGCTACTTTAAAAAAAACAGAGATGGTAGTGAATGAAGGTATAGACAAAACTATAAGCGAATTACGTTCGTTGCTTAATAAATTAACTAACATTAATTATGAAAAAATTATACCAAAAATTCAGAAGAACATTCAACTGATTATAGACACTAATGACGAAACTCATATTAATAAAATATGTAATTTTATTTTTGATACTGCTAGTAGTAATAAATTCTATTCTGAGATATATGCTACTCTTTATGGTAGTATTATTAGTGAATATAATATATTAAAAAATATATTAGACAATAATATTAACACGTATTTAGAGTTATTTGAAAATATAGAATTGGTAGATCCAAATGAGGATTATGATAGGTTTTGTAAAGTAAATGTAATTAATGAAAAAAGAAAAGCTACTAGTTTATTTATAACAAATCTTATGAAAAATGAAACGATTGATGTAGATATAGTATTAAATATGCTTTCAAAACTACATACATTATTGGAAAATAATTTAGATAGTGATAATAAAAAGGTTGTAGAGGAGATTATTGAGAATATTTATCTGATAGTCACGACTGGTATGAAAAAAATCAAAGATAATTTGTGTGATTTTGAGGATAAGTTTAATACTATGCGTGACAAACCAGGGTTGTCTAACAAGGCCATGTTTAAATATATGGATTTAATAGATATTATAAAACAAAATTAAAGAACAATATTAATATTAATATTAATATTAATGGAAGAAAATATAGTTTATAATTTAAATCGTGTTAATTTAGATCGAAATACTAACATTGACATACACCAACTTTATGAAGATTATAGTATTAATTTTTCTGATGAAGATAAACATTTAGCATATGAAATGAATTATTTATATAATTGTAATGTTGGT